TTAGGTTATGAGGATAAAAATAATGTCCACTCAAGAATAACCGAAGGCTATGAGCTTGTTCGTGCGGACGAGTATGAGGATTTCGTTTTTCCAAGTGTCGAGGAAGGCAAATATGCTGGAGTCATAGGGATAGGCGGTTTACTTCTGGCGAGAATACCAGAAGAATTCATTGAACAACGCAAACAATATTACGCAGAGCGTGCTAAACAGCAAATGCAGGCGGTTGACAACGATTGGATGCGTGACAATAATCCCGCAATGCCTAAATTTCAGGCAGAGCGAAGTTCAAAAGTAACCTTTGGTTCAGATTAAGACTGAATCATAACATTAATTAGGAGTAATAAATGGCTTTAACAAACTTAGATGCTCCATTTGGTTTACGTCCTGCTCGTCTATTAGGCGGCGGTGCGTATACTGGCGGTCAATCAAGATATGAAATATCAAATTCTGATACTACTAAGATTTATCAAGGTGATATCGTAAAAGGTCTAGCGACTGGATATATCAAAAGAATTGCCGCTGCTGATGGGGGACTTGTGCTGGGCGTGTTTAACGGATGCCAATTCACAGATTCTTCAACAGGAACACCAAGATGGTCAAACAACTGGATTGGTGACGCAAACGTCACTAGTGTAGTAGAAGCTTATGTCGTAGATGATCCAAGTATCGTATGTGAAGTGCAAGCAGACGCAGCATTCACTATAGCTGGCGTTTTCGCTAACTATGATATCGTGGATAACAGCCCGGTAGGAAGCACAACAGCTGGAATTTCTCACGCTGAGCTAGATGTAGGAACAGCAGCAACAACTGCTTCTCTTCCTCTAAAAGCTTTAGGAGTGACAACAAATCCAACTAATGATTTAACAACAGTAACCAATACAGGTGTAGTAGTTATGATAAATAACCATACATTTAGTGCTGGTACTACTGGCGTATAGGGAGTAAAAAATGGCTATATCAAGAGCACAACTTGCTAAAGAACTAGAGCCTGGCTTAAACGCTCTCTTTGGCTTAGAATATTCCAAATACGGAGATCAAGCTGCTGAAATTTTCGAAACAGAGTCATCAGACCGAGCTTTCGAAGAAGAAGTAATGCTTTCCGGATTTGGAGCAGCACCAACTAAATCAGAAGGTGCAGGGGTTGAGTACGATAACGCTTCAGAAGTTTATACAGCTCGTTACACACACGAAACTGTAGCAATGGCATTTGCCTTAACTGAAGAAGCTGTCGAAGACAACCTTTATGACAGATTGTCCAACCGCTATACTCGTGCACTTGCACGATCAATGGCACACAGTAAACAAGTTAAAGGTGCATCCGTTTTAAATAACGCATACACTGCTGGCTTTACTGGTGGCGATGGCAAGACTTTACTTGCAACCGACCATCCACTTGCTGTAGGCGGAACATTCGCTAACACACCTGTAACAGCAACAGATTTGAACGAAACATCAATAGAAAACGCACTAATTTCAATTAGTCAGTTTACTGATGAAAGAGGTCTTATCGTTGCCCTTCGTGGACAAAAACTTATTGTTCCAGCGGAACTACAATTCGTAGCAGAAAGACTTATGGAATCTGCTGGTCGTGTAGGAACTGCTGACAATGACATCAATGCACTTAAATCTTCAGGTGCAGTGCCACAAGGATACACTGTTAACAATTTCTTAACAGATCCAGACGCATGGTTCATGCTTACAGACGCACCAAACGGTTTAAAACACTTTAACCGTTCGCCTCTAAGAACAGCTATGGAAGGTGAATTCAACACAGGTAATATGAGATTCAAAGCTCGTGAGCGTTACAGCTACGGGTGGTCCGATCCTCGTGCTATCTTTGGTTCAAACGGTGCTTAATTAATTTTAAGTATTATGAATTCAGAAAAGGGAGCTTCGGCTCCCTTTTTTTGTTTGCATTTGTTTAATTAATTATGTACCCTAAGATATCTTTAGACGACCATTGAGGTCGACTTAACCAGACTAAGGAGAATATTATGGGTCAAACAACATTTTCAGGACCAATTAAAGCCGGTCCTATATCAAATACAACAGGTACTAACGTACAAACAAACATGAAGGACGTAGGTTCTTCTGTAATTTCACAATCAGTGAGCGTAACACAGAATACTGCGACTCCTGCAACAACTATTATTATTCCTGCTAATAGCCAAATTATACAAATTAAATTATTTGTAACTGTAGCTTGGAATGGAGCTGCTTCAACAGCAGGTCTTGGATGGGATAATGGTCAAGTTGTTGATGCAACATCACTAACTACCGCAACTTCTGTTGCTGGTGGTACACTTGGTGTTCATAATGCAGCACCTGGTGCAAATAAAGTAAGAACTGAAAATTGGCTAGATAGCGGAACAGACAAGAAAAGAATTAGATTGTTAAGTTCTAATGCCGGTGCAGGTGTAGGTGTATTAACAGTAGATTACGTCCAAAATAATAACGTACTTTAATAGGAGGTTATAATGGCTGGACACTATAAAAGTCATCAACAGGGTTCTAACGCAACTACGGAAGTAGTTGCAGGAACTACTGACAATGCATACACTAAAGCAAAAGGCACAAATCAAGTCGTCTATTTTAGAGGTCTTTATTTAGAAGCTGATTCAGCTGATGGAACTGTAAACATTCAATCAAAAAATGATGCTGGAACATACACTACTCAATTTACTTTTAAAGTAAATTCTGGTTCAAGCGATAGTTTTTATTCAGATCCAGGTTTAAGGCTAAAAAGAGGCATGAGGGTAGTATCAAATGCAGGTATTACGAACTGTGTTATAACTTATACGGCGTAAAATATGTATGATATTGATTTAGATCTTTTACCTAACATAACTTATGATGCAAATGGTAATATCTTACTTAACGGAGCACCGATTCCTAATACTCCTTCTGTTAAGTTAGATAATACTAATATTTTTAATTCTGCTGGACAAGCGTATGTACCTGCTGGTGCAGGTTCCGATGTTGGTGGAGATCCAACTCTAGGTGTAGACTATACAGATGCAATGGCTATGTTAAATAGTCCTTTTGCACAAACAGATGTATTTAGTAATTCAGATTTAGACGGTTTTGATGATGTAACAGAAAAACCTTCTTTATTTGAAGACATGCTTTTACAAGGTGCAGACACAAGAATTGGTTTAAATGAAGCAGCAAATACTCTTCCTCCTGCTACTGTGGATGGTGGAGCTGGAAATGATGTTTTAGAAAGTCCTTCTACTCCATTAGATATAATACCAACAACATACACAACCGCTATGGACCTTATGGGTGTAGGAAAACCTTTATCTGGAGAAACTTTAGGTGGTAGAGTAATTCAAAATATGCAAGATAATGAAGATGGAACATTTAGTTTTGTATTAAATGACGGAGCCCTTGTAACTTATGATAATCAAGGAAATATTGTTTCTAATTCAGGTTTAGAAGCTTATCAATATGATGCAAACACAGACCTTGCTAGCCCTTTTATAATAAGAGATGATATTGATCTTTATGATGCTACTAGCGACACATTTGGCAACACTTCTATGGATGACATAGTAACATTTCTTAATTCACAAGGATTAAACTCAGTTGGTCAACAATTTAGAAATCAACAAGGAAGTTTTTCTAATGCTCAACAAATAGAAGATAGTTTTTTTAATCAAGATATGGCTAAAAGACGTGATTTTAGAAATCTTTTAAGAGATTTTGACTATGGCGGATATTTAAATAGTGCAGATTATCAAACAACTACAGGTCTTCAAGATGCAGCAGCAACAGATACCACAACAAATACAGGTCCTAATTATGAAGATATGTATGGAAATCTTGTAAACGAATATCAAAGATTATTAGATCAACAAAATCAACCCTCTAATCAAACAGGTTCTCAGAATATGAATGGCCTTATGGGTTTATTAAATCAATTTATGCAAAGCCGTAATTCACTACAAGGTGGTGGCCGTTACAATAATATGTATGGCACTATGTATGGCGGTGGAATGGGTTATGGTTCTCCTTATGGCAATCCTTTTAACTCAGGAATGGGTTATGGATATGGAATGAACCCATATGCAGGTGGAATTGGTTCTTTTTACGGTAATACAGGACTAGGATTCTCACCTTCTGGTTATAATTCAGGATATGGCTCAGGTTATGGCATGAATAACATGTTCTACGGTGGTTTTGGCGGTAATAACTACAATCAACAACAAATGGCTTACAATCCCTACTCATCTTTATACAATCAACTAAGTAATCCTCAAACATATGGTTATTCTGGAGATGTTTACACACCTGAGTATAATTCTTATTTAAATACTCAATATGAAGGCGATAGATACTCTCAAGGATATCAAGATTACCTTCAATCAAATAATCCAGGCGTGTATAACAATCTGTTTGGCGGATCAGTCTAATGGCCAAGCAAACTGTAGCGGTATTAGATCAAAAAATTTCAGATCATGAAACGCTATGTTTGGAAAAATACGACAACATAAGACAAAGATTAATTAGGATAGAAACAATGATTATTGGCTCAACTATAAGTGTTATGGGATTATTGTTAAAATTGGTGTTATTTTAATGTCAGAAATGTTTTTACAAAATCTTGCAAGAGGACTTGGTTCTCTTTTAAATAAGGCAGCTCCTAGTTTTGCAATATCAGGTGTAACAACTCCATATTTAAGATCATCTCCTAATATGGATGTAACTAAAATAAATCCAAGAAACATGACAGCACAAAATGTAGGTGAAGCGTTAGATATGAATAATAGCCCTTCTAGAACACTTGATGATGTTCAAAATCAATTTGATTATGGACCTAGTGTGGTAAGACACCCAGGGTATTCTGGTTATGACATTACACAAATGATGATTGGTCAAGACCCTGAATTTATGTCAAGAATTTATTATGGACAAGAAGCTGATAGACAGGCGGGCGGAGGTACTGAAAACACTTTATCAGCTATGCAGTATATTATTGATAGAAATGAAGCACGAGAAGCAGAAAGATTTGCAAAATACGGCAATCCTGAGCCTGGTTCTAAATTTGCAAATCCAAACCTTAGAAACCAACAACCTACATATGTAGATAGACAAGATTACAGTCAACCTCAAATGACTGATGTGGATATTTTTGGATCTTTATTCTAATGCCTATTTCAAGAGCTCAAATGAATAAAGAAATATCTACTGGAGGAATAAAAAAGTATCGCTCTGGTGGTTTAGTAGGTTATAATGGAGAATCCTTAAAACCAGGGTCAAAATCTGGTAATATAGGATGTGGTGCAATAGCTCCAGGAAAACGAAAGTTTACTAAGATAGGATAATGACATGGCTACCAGTAATAGTAGAGATTTTGAATTAGACGTAGCAGAATACGTTGAAGAAGCCTTTGAAAGGTGCGGTCTACAATTACGAACTGGTTATGATTTAAAAACTGCTCAAAGAAGTTTAAATCTTATGTTAGCTGATTGGGCTAATAGAGGTCTTAATCAGTGGACAGTTGTTCAACACACAGAAACTCTTGTTAAAGGTCAAACAGACTATAGTTTACCGGAAGGTGCTATTGATGTTTTAGGTCTTGCCTACAGAACTATAAATAATGGATCAAATTCTGATATTATAATTCAACCTATAGGCAGAAATGAATATCTTCAAATTCCTGATAAATCAACAGAAGGTCAACCAAGTCAATATTT